CTTTTCAATATTTAATGTTAAAAAACCCTACTTCTTCGTTGCTATCAATATAGATAACTCCGTCTTTTTCGTACAACATGCAGCATTTTACATCTTCGATTGGTTGTGCTCCTATTGTATCTTCTATAAAACGGGTCTTGCCGACTCCTAATTTGCCTGTTACTTTTATTACTTTCATATCTATGCCTCCTCTAAAATAGTCCCATTATTAATACACTCAATCCAAAAAACAATCTTCTCTTTCAACATCTCAATCCTACCAATAACATCCGCGCGATTAATCCGAATGATCTTAATCTTATTAGGATGCCCATCTTCGTACCGTGGATCATAAGATACAAAATCGCACCATTCTACTTGTGGATCAATCATGTGCCCTAGACACTGCCAAAAGTAATCGCAACCGTCATGATATGAATCCAGCGCGCAGTTACGTAAATGATTAGCCCCGTTATAAGGACACTTGATTTCAATAACTCCTTTGCGATCCTCTGTAACCCCGTCAGGTGAATCCCCGAAGCCTTCTATGATATTGTCCACGAATAGAACCTCATCAAATCCATACGTTCCTGAGATAACGTTATTGCCGGTTACTTTGTTATAGTAATACAAAGCCTCTTCTTCAAATGCTTTTCCCCATTTAAATGCCTGTGCAAATACGTTTTCGCTATCGCATCCGGTCTCTTTTTGGTGCTGAATCTCTAGTAGGTAGTCAACTCCTGATTTAAGCCTCAGCCTGCCTTGCTTATTTAGCTCCATTAGGTTATTAAGATTGGACGATGTTATCTTCCCAATCCTTTTTTCTTTCCATCTAGCTTCTTTTCCTGCATTCTGTGCTTCCAAAGAGGCTACTTCTGATATTTCTGAATCAATCTTATTTTCAAGATCTTGTTCAAATTCGTCGAATAGTGCCATAATTACAAGTATTTCTTTAAATTAGTCATTGCTTCTAAAAACTTAGGATCAGACTGTAACTCTTTCTCTTCATGCCATATCTGATTCAATAACCCCATAGAGGTGCTTAATCCATTCATGTACAAACTAATCTGTTCTCCGCTATACAAGACTTTTTTCTTATCTGCGGTCATACAATACTTACCGGAAGGATCTTTCGGAAGCATCTTACCTGAATATTTCTTATCGGTGTATAAGAATCTGCCTATTCCCCAAAGAACGGCGGCACGCTTGAATGAATCAGACGCCTTTCCCTTCTCCTTTTCAACTTGTGAATCTGTGCCAACATCTGTCTTGCTTATCCATTCTCCATCTATCTTGATAGATACCGTTGCTGTTCCTGTTTCTGAGTCATATACATTAGACCAATTTTCAGGTCCTAAAATGTCATCCAAACGCTGCTGGACCTGCCTTGCGTCAAGGTATGCAAGCACTGAGAACTTATCACCCATATTTTTGCCTACTCTCCATCTTACTTCGATTGGTTCGGCTAACTTTTTGAATATTTCTGCTGTTTCCATAATTAAAACTTAATTTTTCTATTGTACCATTTTGAGTTATGAAGCTCAATTACTTTTTTAAGTGATTGCTTTTCACGTGTTAGTTGAATCATTTTGACCTGCATGTTTACCAACTCCTGCATATTTGCATACATACGATCATACTCGCTTTTACTTATCACCATCGTTTTTTCTTTTTGCTTTGTTTGCTTTGTTTGCTTTGTTTCTTTTTTCATAATTCTTCATTCTTGAACATTTATAATCACAATTAAAATCTATAAACCATCCGTTACCGGACAAACTCTTTTTGTAGCACTGTCCAGTATATCCTGAGTAGTGCTTGCATTTCATTGCGTATTCTTGCTTGGTCATCTTTGTTATTTTACTTCCTTACTAAGCAAATATCCACCATCAACCAATATCTCACCTTCACCCAAAGTAGCCTGCTCATAGTCTCCTGTGCTTGAAACAAGCAACTGCAAATCATACTTCTGTTGAATATCAATAAGCAAGTCTTTAGTCTTGTTGTCAATCGGAACATCAAGGAATAAATACCGCAATCCTTCTTCACCACGTTTTTTCTTTTGCTCCAAAAGGTATATTTGCATCAGGATAGCAAGAACATTTTTCTGAGTCAACGAGTAGCTTGCGATATTCCTTGCTTCTTTTGTAGTATTACCGAAGAACTCAGGATTATGGGCCCCGTTATACGTAGTCCTAATCTCGTTACTTACCTCTTTGTCATCTCCTAGCAACGACATCTTAAGTCCTTCAACCCCTAGATCAATAGTCGTGAACAGTTTACGGTACTTAGAAAATATCGACTTAACATTTTCGTCAGCTCTTTGGTGCTCAAAGAATGCTGCCCAACGACTAGCAACAAGGTTGCTCTTTTTAGCTGCTTCAATTCTTTCCGTAAAGCCATCTTCTGGCTCTTTAATAGCGTCCTTTTGTTGTAATAATACTACCGCTTCATTACGCAAATTATCAAGCCCTGTAAAAGCTGCTTCTACTTCTTCGTTGTATTTACCACTGCGGACATACCTGCCTTTTTCGTCGATTGCTATTTTTGCAAGTTCCGGTGTTGGGATAAACTCTTTGCGTTGAGGAATTGCGGGAAGAGACTCAATATAATTAGTCATTACGTTAAAGTCAAACCCTTCATCAAGTAAAATATCTGCGGCCTTTTTAACATCTAATCTGCGAGTCTCTAGCTTAGAAACGCTTGCATTAAAATCATCGACCTCAGCCTTAGCCCTCTGATCAGCTAACTGTTTCTGTGTATCAAGTGAGGAATTATAGGCTGAAAAAACAGCATTAAAAGCGGATGCTCTAACTTTAGTGTCGCTGATCTTTGCGTCAATCTCTGCAATTGAATCATAGTAAGCCTTAACGGCTGCTTTACGTTCATACTCAATAGAATCAATATTGATAAACTCAGGAATAGCAGTCTCAACATATCCTTCTGACTCCAATCTAGTTTTGAAGGCATTTAGCTCTGCAACCTTATCATATCTGCGCGAGCGTTCCAACTTAGCTTGGTCAAGCTCATATAGCAATGATCCTTGATAGTCTGTTGATTTCTTATCAAAAACGATTCCTTTTTCTTTCAGCTTTTCTTTATATACCCTAGTCATAAAGTCAAACTGAGTACGTGAATCTTCCGATATAAAAGCCTCTACTCCAAAAGTAAGCTCTGTTTTAAGGTAGTCCCTGAGTGCGGCTGCCGTGAACTTAGTACCGTTAATGATAGGATTGGTTGACTTTTTGCCGTCTTTATCTTTAATGTAAACGGATGAAGAAAGTTTTCCATCTTCGTATTTGGTATGCATGTATACCGGAGTTTCTCCCATGCAGATGCATTCTTCTACATCAAGGTTTTCATACTTCTTTAAGTCAATAGGGAGTTCTCTTTCAGATCCTCCGGACATACCGATTGCAATTGCATTATTTACGCTTGACTTACCGGCGCCAACATTTCCTTTTACTTGGATTAGCTTACTTTGGTCTTGAACGAAATACACTGTCTGAGCTTGCAGGATGCCTAGCTTATTATTTAGGGTAAGTGAAATTAATTTTGTCATAGGTTATTTTATTAATGAATTTAATTGAGAAATATATACATTAAAATCTTTATAATCTTTTATCCTATTCATTGCCATCTTCTTTTTTAATACCGAAATAATGTCTGCAAAATGAATATCTTTAAATATAACATTTCTATTATAAGAAAATTCTTTCACTACCCAAACATCTATGATATGTTTATTGAATAAGAAACGATAATGCTCATTCTTATTACTATATTTAGCTGTATTTTCTCCTTGATTTGATTCATACACAATAGACATGGTTTTAAACTTTTCAATAATATTTGGATCTGATGTACAATATTCAATATCTATATCATGAACATCATGTTCAAATCCGTGAACATAAAGTGCAAGTGATCCACCAACTATAAATGTATTTCCAAAATTTTTCTTAAAATAATCCAATGTGTTTAACAATGAATCTGTTTTTACTATACTATTATCTTCCATGTATTTTTAGTTTTAAAATTTGTATCCAGTACTACCCGTATACCGTGCCATTTAGCGTATCCCGGATTGGGGTTGCTGGCTGTGATTTTTATGAAGAAAAAGTAATTATTTGCTTTTTACGTAAGTTCCGCCGCCATTATAAACTATGATGTTACTCGAACATCGCATTTTTTCTAATTGGTGGGTTCCTGGAATAAATTTAGCACTTGGAGAGTTAAAAAACCTTGCTACGTCTTGTGGAAATTTTCTTTGTTTTTTCATTGTTTTTAATTTTTAGTAAATATACACCTATATATCAACGTATATTTTATTTGTTAATCATTTTTTAGTTAAATGTTACTAAATTAATCTACCTCTACAATAACACTAAAAATATTTGGTGATTCTTTCTCGTAAGATATAATTTTACCTAGTTTTATTTTTTCTTTAATATTCAGATCTTCTTCTTTTAACATATTTTCACGCTCTTTATTTTTTTTGGCATACCAATCGTTTGTAGTGTTAAAATCTACAATATCTTTGATTATTTTGTCGTATCCAGAAGGATTAATTTTAT